CTGGAGCGCGAGCGTCTTCGGCTTGCGGCTTGCGGAGTCGTGGCAATGGCCGATACACCAGAGTCCGCAGCAAAAGCCAGGGACATTCGCCCCGACTTCTGGAGTGCATCACTTGACGACGTAATCCGGCAGGTTGACGCACTGATGGAAGCTCGCGCCGCCCAGCCCCCAGCGCCCGCCCCGGTGGCGGTGCCGGTGGCGGTGAGTGAGCGACTACCGGGGGAGGGAGATTGTGATGCGGAGGGAATGTGCTGGCTATTCAGCAAGGTTGAGATCGAGTGGAGACTGCTTAACGTCGCAAACCCTGGAGTTCCGCATCTGAAATACTGCTTCTCCCACTGGCTCCCCGCCCACGCCATTCCGCTGCCCCAGGCCGGGGAGGTGGAGGGATGAAAAACTGCACCGAATGCGCTCATGCCATCTGGCAACGCACGAAGTCCGGCAGGCTTCATCCGAACGGTAAAGGCAGGTGCGGCAAAAAGATTGAATTACCACAATTACCAAAGGCATTTTACTGGCATTCAGAGCCTGAACTTTGCGGTGGTTACATAAATCGCCGCGAGGAACTGAAAGACCACTGCTGCCCTTACTGGCAACAAAAACTCAGCAATGACTGAATGCCTCCCCGACCTCCCCCGCTACGTCCGCCAGTTTGGCGACAACGAATGGCAGGACGCCGACCACCCAGACGGCCCCTGGCGACCGATCCCGGCGCCTCAGGCTGGGTTGCTGTGGCTGACCGATGGACCGGCTGTGCCCGAGAGCAGGGAACCGGCCTCCGTCGCTGCTGAGTTTACCGCCCAGACCGCCGCGCCGGTCACGCCCTACGGGAAGACCGATGAGCAGGCTCGACGAGACCGGGCCCGCGAAGCGGGTAAAGCAGCCGCTGATGCCAGCTTTGATGCCGTCTTGGCGGCCCGGTCCACCCCGCCGCCCGCGCCTGCCGGGGGGTTGGTGGAGCGGGTTCATAACGCAATTCTTGCCGTTGAGGATGACGATGACGAGGATGATCCGGGTTTCAAATACACCAGCGCTGCCTCAAGGATTGGCCAAGGCCTTGTAGACCTGCAAGCCCGCGCCGCAATCCGCGAGGTGGCGGCGGCAGCAAAAGGGCGAATCGCACCCTTTGACTCAAGCCTGAAATGGGGCAACGTTGCCCAGTGGCTGGAGCAGGAGGCCGACCGATGACCACCCCCCTCTCCCCCGCCGCGCAGGCGGTCCATTGCAATCACCACCACCACGGAGACACCATGAGCACCGACTTCCGCGCCCTGTGCGCTGAGCTGCTGCAGCCGTTGGCCGAATACGACAGCGCCAATCCGTATCACGAGCACCGCGCCCTGATCACCCGCGCCCGCGCCGCCTTGGCGGCTGAGCTGGTGGGGGAGGGGCCGGCGCCGACCCATGAGCAGATTTCTCAGTGGATCAACACCAACCCTGTGCTTCGCCCTGGGGCAACCGGGGGGCCAATGATCCGAGTCGGGACTGATTGGCTCGCAGCATTTGCTGATGCCGTCAGATGGGGCGCGCAGTTTCGCCCCGCCACCCCGCCAGCACCGGAGCCGGGGGAGGTGGCGGAGTTGGTGGCCGTGCTGCTGGCCGACGCCAAGTGCTTGACCGCTGAGCGGCCCGATCTGATGCAACTCACAAGCCAGCAGCTCACCCGCGCCGCCACCCTGCTCCAGCAGCTCGACGAGGAGGCTGACCAATGACTACCCCTACCCCTGATCTGCCAGATGGGGACGAGCTAATGCGGCGCCATCGGGAAACTGACTACCTGTTCTATGGCGGCGCCAGGCCAGCCATGCGCGTGGGTGAAGTGCGTGGCGAGCTGAGGGCGGCACCAACGCCGCCGCTAATTGAGCTGGCATTCCGGCCGTGGTTTGCGGTTGTCGCTTTTTGGGATGTCCTTTTAAGGGGTGCAAAATGAGCGCAAAACTTATTGCTGATTTGGCCGCAAGCCTTGCCTATGCCCAGCTATTGCTTGGTCAAAAAAGGCCATCATTCTCATCAGATGAGATGACGTGGTTTGTGCAGGCCGAAGCGTTGAAACAGCAAGCCGATGCGTGGCTGGATAGCGAAGCACGCAACCCTTCGATGGGGCGGCAATGGTAGTCTGGGAGAGGTGGGGCTTTCGTTGCTGTTTGGCCCGCCCTGGGGACGCCCCGACGAGCCATTGGTGCTCTCGGGGACGTTACCTGGCCACAAAGCGGCTTGAGCCAGGATCAATCCTCCTGGAAGCAGTGCTGGCCGCAACCATTGCCCTTGCCACGCTGGCGGCCATTGCGCCAATGTTTGCCCAGCAGATTGAGCTAGCCAGGCAAGCACGCGATACGGATCTTGTCGAAACAGCTGCGACACAAGACATAAACGCCATTCGCCGCTTTGCTCGATATTGGCGCATAAAAAATGGGCCGTATTCCGAAACTTATCTCAATGAGACTGTCACTGGACACAACCCGACCGGCCCTGACGGAGGCTACAGGCAGAGGAGTTCTGGAACTGTCGGCTATGTGCCAGTGACTCGCCAAGAGTGCCTGACCAAGGATAGTTTCTTGGTGAACTTCCTTGCCGACCTCAAGAACTTTTCAGCGGCAAATATCGACGTAGTTAATTATCCCCAGTTCCTTGGAGTCGCTAGAGACATTACACCCCCTGGCCTCAAGTCGCGCTATTTACTTACCAGAAACATGAAACGGATTAGCACAGACCCTGGATTGCCAACCATGGTTGTCACCTATGCCCTCTCTCCAATAGGAAAAGCGCGTCCCATCGCCTTTGAGCGCACGGCAGAATTACAGTTGGAGCTTCAGGGCGGCTGCTAAAAAATGAAGTTCACTCCGATCCCAGGCGAATTGGGCATTGGGCGGTTTCTGTATTTTGCCTGTTACATGCTGCGAGAGCTGAACCTTGCTGAGGAGCCAACAAAGCAGCAGTTGGGCATCTGCGACTGGCCACCAACACATGCCTGACAGCCCAGCCGAACGGCAACGCCGCTACAGGCTGCGGAAGGCTAAGCTGCTGCCGCCTGTGCAAAAGCTGAGCTGCCAAGCCTGCCCCAAGACGCACTTTGGGGTTCATGGGGGGCTGTGTACGGACTGCTGGCGGCTGCTGACGCCCGAGGGGAAGGCTGATGGGGCTAGGAGGAGCAGAGAGGCTCAGAAGCGGAAACGTGACAAGTTGTGAACTGTCCGTGCCCTGCGCCCTTGCTACGTTACGCAGCGGTTAAGATAATTGCATTGGAAGGAAACCTCCTTCACCAGCGAAAACCAACCATGACCAACGCCCAAAAAAACCACTCATTCCTTTGCTCTGCCGACGTTCAGACCCGCGACGCAATCTTTGCCGCTATCGGCAGCCACTACGGCATCAGCCGCAGCGAAGTGCAGGACGAAGTGACCGGCGCCGATGCTGAGCACCTCCTCGACTACCTCACCGGATCAATTCGCACTGCCACCAGCCTGCTCATGCGCCGCGCTGGCCTGGCCTGATTGTCACGCGCCCCCGCTTGCCGGGGGCCATCCCCGCAAACGCGGGGACGCTAAATCACCATCTTGGTCTGCTCTTGTGGTTCTGGAGCAGACCTTTTTGATGGCGGCACCCACCTCCACCAACTGAGCCACTGCCTCAACGCATCGCCTGAGGGCGTACCTGCTGCGAGCTTTGCGGCAGCTCGAACGTCATCAGGGCCATCGACATAGCGGCTGCTCTCGGCCTCATAGACCAGCCACAGCCCAGCAGGTGTGATGGCAGCCAGAAACTTGCCAGGGCCCTGAAAGCTTCTGGGGCGGCCCTCATCAGGCGGGGTGATATCTAAGGCGCTGACCACAGCCGCTACAGTAGCATCAAAAGGGATGGCGGCAAACTGTTTCCAGGATGAGGCGCTCATGCGACTGGCTCCGGTGCCCGCTGCATATCAGGATACTGACGGCGCTCAGATGGAGATGGCCTACGGATGGCCTCTTCCAGGATTTTTGAAGCTTTACTAAATTCCATTGGGATTATCTTGCCGTCAACTTCTTTGCCTTTTCCTATTGCAAACTCTTTAAGCATTGTTTCCCTAGCATTATTCCAATAATCTTCTCTAAGCAATTGCTTGCGCAGCTCTGAGTCTTTTTCTTCTATTGCATCAGAAGACACGGGAGATAGACTACATCTACAGCGAGGATGGGCAGGAGCAACAGCATCTTCAATCCGGTAGATCTTCCCGTGCCTTGACGCGCAGACCGGGCAGGTGCGCTCGTCCTTAGTGGCAATCCAACGGACATAAGCAAACCCATTTCTAGCAGCTGTTGCCTTCTGTGCCCCAACGTAAGCGTTGGCCAGCTCTGAGCGTGCAATCAGCTCCGCCCGTTGCTTAAGGCCCATTTTATTGTTAAGTCCGTTTGGATCTTTGGCGCCTTCTAAGGCGATACGAATTTGTTTCTCAAGTTTCTTAGGTCCTAAACCCTGTCCAATGCCATCAGCAATGATACGAGTTAAGTTGTCTCGAAATGATTCTACTTCTCCTCTAATATAGGCGCTAGTTGTTGCTGCAGCAGCTTCTATGGCTGCCTTTGATGCACCAACAAAAGGGGCTTGGATTTTAGCTTGTGGGTCAGCTTTTTGTGCTAGTTCTTGACCAAGTTCGCCACCTAGGGCGACAGCATCAGCAAAGGCACGTTGCAACATACGTTCTATAGCTTTTAGCTGCTCATCTGGCAAGTAACCTTGAGACAAGTTGATCAGTGCCTTAAATTTAGCTGAACCATCGGCAATACTATAAGAGCCAGGCCTACGAGTTATGCCATCGGCACTAACTGTAGAAGGAAGGTTGGGGTCAACATATTGGCCATAGTATTTACGAAGCTTTTCAAACAAAGCAAGTAGGCTTCTTCTTAATGCTGCGTTAGTATTATCTACAGCTTTGCTGGCGATACTGTCTAGGGCTTCTGCGTAGTCGTCGGCTAGTTGAAGTTCGGAGGGCATGAGTTAATTCAACGGCAGCCCTTGAGCGTCTACGTTGTCTCCCGATAGATCGTTGACCCCTGGTGTTGGAGGGTTAATTAACTCCTGGTGTTTCTTATCCTCCTCAGCGAGCTGCTCAGCCTCTTGCTGCCAATCCACGCCAGGACGCAACCCGCCACGCTTCTGGATCAGGTGGGTGACGGTCTCACGCATGACTAACCCTTTGTCGTAAAGCGTGCCCATTAACGTCAGGAAGGTATCGTCTACTGGCTTATCCGTAACGCCTGGCAATAGATCAATGCCAGCGTCAGTCCCTGGATAGTCGCCAGTAAAGTCTCCCCATAGCTGGAATAAACTCTCCCAGCAAGAGCTTTTGGCTTCTGCTAATGCTGTGATGTTAGCTTGAATTTGTGCGCTTTCTAGCTCAGCTTGTGTGGCAGTACGGTCACCACTGCCTGAAAACAGAAACGATAGGGTGGAGCGATCAATCAGCTTTTCGATTCCTTCCAGGTGAGCCAGGTGCTTATCCAGGCTGCTCCCTGTGGGCTCTGCAAACGACAATGAGCCGTTAGGGTCCTTGATTCGCACAAGGCTGTTAGGGCCCAGAGTAAGAGGCTCTCCATCTACGTAGCCGGCGTCTTTTAACACGGTGACAGGCAGTGCGCAACGATGCAACAGCTCTTTTAGATCGCTATACTCCCTAAACCAATCTAGGGTTACGTTAGCCAAACTTAGCAGAGGTAAGCCGCCTTCGCCGAAACCGTCTCGGGTTGCGGAATACCAGACAACAGGCGGATATTGCAGCGGCTGATTGTTTTTGCCAAGGAACAGTCCATAATCCTCTAAGACAACATGATGACTAGCCCCAGCCCCTTCATTCCCATTGCTTTCGAGTGACAATAGCTGCCATTCACCGCCCGACATTACGCGATAACGTGGTTCTAACTTAGATCCATATTCGCCATCTTCTACTTCATGCCATTCTAAAACTGTTACAAGCGTTGGAATCCGACGCCCACTTATTTTTTTCAGTTTCCAGTTTAGAACGTTTTTACGTTCCGCTATGGAGAACATTGGGCGACGACCTTGGGTCAGCTCATCCGCCCGGCTTTCCACGGATCCTTGCGGCATGTCGCACATTAACAGGCAGCCGCCATCACGCAGGACAAGAGCATCGGCTGTCATCCCCCAGGCTTTTAAGCTATTGCCTTCGCCATCAATATCCATCGCTGCGCCCAGCAAGCTCTTCTGCACATTGCGCAACTCATATCGGCTTAACACACCAGCAAAAGCGTGGATTCCATCCCTATAGAATGATGGATAAGAAGATCTTTGAACTCTGGCACGATACGCTCGATCAGGCTCACCGCACTCTTTGGGCAAGTGCTTCTCTTTGGATTTTCCTCTCAGCAGTTCCCAGCAATCAGCAACAAGCTCTAGCTCTTTATAAACCTCATCTAGGGCAGGATGCCTAAAACTAGGCAGGTCCCCATTGTTTGTCGGATGGCTGATCGCCTGATTCTTCACCCCTAGCTGCCAACCCTGCTAGGAGAGTTTTCCCGACATCAGCTTGGATAATCAAAACTAACTGCTGAGCTGTTTCTAAAATTTCAGAATTGTTTAGCGTCTCTGGTGCAACATAAATTTCCTGCTGCTCTAAACGCATTATTTTGCGTGCCTTAAACAAGAATTGACCGTGACAAAGTCTGGCAAGTTGCCTTCGCTTTGGATTGTTCCATGCCATCTCAAGCGTAATTTGATCAGATTGACATAGGGAGTTGTAAGCTTCGTCCGCAATGCGCAAAGCTTCAGATAACTCATCAAATGTTTCAGCTTCGTCTAGTGGATCGTGATCAAAGCTTGCAAAATCATGTAAGTCTGGATCAAGAAACTTTGTTGAGCTTTGAGCTTGAAGAATTTGTTCAACTTCCTCAGGCTCAAGGCTTGTTGCTTCTACCACATCTTTTAAGGATGCCCCTGAAGCTGCCAACCTTCTTACGGTAGGCGCCTTATCACGCCAGCGATTAGGGAATTTTACGCCTGAGCTGTGGCCACGATCCCTTAGCCATTGTGCCATCGCTCCGTTAATAAATGGCACGACACAAGTAGCAAGCTTATACGGCTTATCGTTAGCGGGGTTGATCTTTTCTGGGTCATACTTTCTGCAACCCTTAAGAAGTCCTATAACAGCAGCAAGGTATAAATCATCAAAAGGCATCTTAGTCACTCTGGCCAATCTTGAAGCCATAGCACAGGCCAGCTTCAGGTTATCTGCCGCAAGCTGCTCGGAGAACTCTGTAGGCGGTGGGAAGGAGCCTAAGCGAGTCTGATCGGCGGCTGGCGACTGAGTACGAACCTTTTGGCTCCGGGCAGAAGTGGGACGGCCCTTGGCGGATGTGGTCACAATTGAGGAGCCCCTCTGGTGAACCTATTATCGGCCATATCCAAAGCTTACGGTAGAGAAGCTCATGGGGCCCGAGCTTGACAGATAAATCAAGAGCTGGCTTGTGCTGTCCACAATGTCGTCAAATGTGGCGGCTGGGAACTGCAGGAGCTGCTGCACAACGGTGTTAGTCCATGGGGCAGAGCGCGGAAGAAAAACCCTGCCGTTATTAAATTCTACGCTGGCGGCATTAGCGCGACTCTCTTTGCTACCCATGTCGCCTACACCAGCAGCAACGACTCGATAACCGTGAGCGCTTTGAGTAAGTGTTTTAATAACGGCAGCACCATTGGCTTTTTTTTCAATGACAAGCTCGCCAAATTTATGGCGCACATGCATTGACTGAATCATGGCAACTGTTGCAGAAAAATCTAGCCGTTCGTTCACTAGATCTAGTAGCCATGTTCCAATCTGGTTCTGTCCCCAGAGTGTCATAGCAACCATGTCTGAGCCGGCTGTGTCGTCAAATGTGCAATCGACCGAGAGGATTGTGCGGATGAAGGAAGGCGGCAGTATTGAATCACCGTTTTGGCCTGGCCAAGCCGGACAGCCGTAGAACCGCATCCGATCCAAGAAGAAAACCGTGCCCTTTCCGGCGCTTGGCCGTTGCTGATAGATCGATTCCCAGTCCCGGCCGGGGGTGTTAGCACGCTTGCGAAGGATTCATTTTTCATCAAAGCGGCTAGGATCTAGAGCCTCTCCAGGAAGGCGATGATCAGCTTCGCGTGTGACGGTTGCTGGGAGGGGCTTAATATCATTGGCAGGAACAGCTTGGATGGGGAAGCTAACAACATGCCAGCGCTCGCAGTCGTCTTCCAGGCCTTCCTTTTCCAGCTCCAGGTTTTTGCTGAGCAGGTAGCCGATCGCATCCATCTCATGCCACCTGGTATGCACGTACAACTGGCCGCTTTCCGGCTCTTCCCGTGTCATAAGGACCGAATCAATCCAGTTGTGGACTTGCCGGCGGAAGGCGGCTGATTCAGCCTGTTCGCGACCCTTGATGGGGTCGTCAATGTACTCCCAGTGCCCAGGGTGTCCCGTTCCCTTCCCTATGCCTGCAGTCCAGATGTAGCCAATCCCCTCAGTCGATGCCCATTCCTCCTTTCCTGATTTTGACGGGCTCAGGGAACCTCCGCTGGCCACAAAAATGTCACGAGCATTTTCACTGAACTGGCTTGCCAATGTTTGGCTGTGGCAACAAATGCCGCCACTACGATCAGGGTAACGGCGAAGGTTGTAACCCGGAAGGTATCTGGTAAAAATGGTAGACTTGTAGTGGCGCGGCGGAAGTTCAATCATTAGCCGTGGCAGCTCACCATCCGAAAACCGCTGCGCCAGGTCAATAAGGCGAAGCGTATGAGGTGTAAAAGGAAATCTAGGGTAAGAAGTTGCAATATATTCTCGGAAAGAGGCTGTGTAGGGCTATGTTTCTTCAATTTTGGTTGCAGCCTCAGCCCGCCTAGCATGATGGATCGCTTCTAGGGCTGGATTGCGCCCCCTGTATGCAGCGCGGCCGAGAATGCTAGGCATGATTACGTCAAAGAGGTATTCATGTATTCATTGCAAACTCTGCAAGAGCTTCAATAAAATCATGCCATTGCTTTACTGTAAAATCCAGCCCTATATTGCAATCGTCTTCCATTTCGCTTAACTCTTTAATCAGTGCAGAAGAGCTTGCTGGGCGCAGCGATGGATATTGATGGCGAGTCCAAAGATTAATGCCTTGATCCGTTGGGCCCTCCCACCACGCATCACGCAGAGAAACCCTACAACTCAATTTACCATCAAAAAATGGCATATTCATCATAACTAAAAACCATTTGTAGTTGTCCAGCTCTTCAGTATACTTAAATGTCGTTTGATTGCTAATTGCAAGGCAGACTTCAATCGCTTTCTGCGCAAAAAATTCTGCCATTTCACTGTCATACGTCACAACGCCAAAAATGTGATCGCTAAGAAATTCAAGACGGGTTAAATCTTGATTGCCTCCTTTAAAGTAAGCAAAATCCTTTTCCAAGGCCTGTCGGTAACGTTGCCGGTTGTTAGACGTGATCATGTCTGCCAATTCTGCTTAGGGGTGATCGTCAACGGAGCCGGCCAAAAGCCGTGCTTGAGCAATAAGTGGCCATCGGTTGACGCATAGAACCCACGTTTCCAGTGAATCTTTGCCCCGCGCAATCGAAGACGCCACGCTAGACGAGTGTTCATAAAAAGCAGACGCAGTGGGAAAGTTCGTCATATGTGACAGTCAATGGCGACGTATTCAGGCAACTCGCTATTGCAAATACTTACGTTAATGCCATAGATTTGAGTGGTATCCGTCCCGGCAATCACATTTGCTGTGATGATTTCTTCTTTAAGGAGCCGAGCCGCTGTTTCCCCTAATAAAATCTCGCAAGGAACCATGTCGCGAGATTTTACTTCTTCAAATAACTCAAGGATCCTTTCCGAAACAAGCTTGCCTGTGGATAAGCGCATTTCTCAAACCCTCGCCAGGGTCACACCAGCCGCTTGATTCTGATATTTACCATCACCGTAGGGCGTAGCGCAAGGATTGCCCTTAAAGAATAAGGCTTGCACGATCCCTTCATTAGCGTAGATCCGGCAATCATTAGGGCTTGTATTAGAGATCTCCATGGTTAGATGACCTTCCCAGCCAGCTTCGGCAGGTGTGACGTGCGGGACGATGCCAAGCCTTGCATAAGTGCTCTTTCCGATGAAAAGTACAGTAATGTCAGGCGGGATTTTAAGTTTTTCGTTTGCAACACCAAGGCCACAATTCAGGCCACTTAAAACAAAGTAATAACCAGATTCGTCTACTTTGCAAGTATTCAGTGTTAAAAACTTTTCATCAAAGTTTTTAGGGTCCATGATTTCCCCAGGCACTTTAACAAATTCTCTAAAGTCGTTTAGACTTAGAGTAAGATCATAGCCATAATGTCCCAAGCCATAAGACAAGACCTTAAGATAATGAGTGACTGCAGGATGCTGAACAGCGCCAATCGGCTCTCTGCCCTTTAAAAACCAATGTAGTCCGTCCCAATGATGTTCAACCCTTCTAATCTTCTCAGGCACAAAAGGCTGAATCATGCCTTGCTCAGCAAGAGCTTTGATCTCAGTGTCGTTTAGTAGCATTAAAAGTCTCTTGTGTGGTGTGTTTTGAATTAGTTAGCAGGTAGTGTTACCTTGCGGGGTTGATGTTATATGTCATGGCAGCATTGCTCTAATTGTGACAAAAATAGGGGTAGAAACTGAACGGTCAGCAAAAGTAAATGGGCGGTCGTAGTCAATTCCATCAACTCTAAGATTGGTTTGCTGCTCAAATTGCTGGATAACTTCTTGAATTTTTGTTTCAGCGTCTTTTTTGCAATGGGAGGCGTAGGCAATGTCAACAGACTGATCAGAATCGCTCATTAAGTCAGGGTGAAGTTCTGTTGCGGTCATGGGATTGATTGGTAAATAATGCGCCCCTTGTGCCGGGCTAACTCCTCTAGGCCAGCCCAGAGGCAGGCTTCATGGGTTGAAGGGCAGACCAGGAACTGAGGGCCGTGGGGACTTAGGCGTGCGTCCAAAGGGTGCAGGAGACCCCAGCCAGGGGTTTTGGGTGTGGTCATGGATTGTCAAGGTCATCCCTATTGTGACACTGATTGGAGGGAGCCCCAAAATCTCTCTCCAAAACACGGGTTAGGTGCCAGCAGTAGGCGGCTAGGACTAGGGCCAGTAAGAACAAGGCTGTCATCATTCGCCCTTCTCTGCGCGTTTGGCTTCGGCAGTGAGCCGCTCAATGACTTCACGCACATCTGGCAAGAGCACTGCATAGTCTTCCACTTGGCTCTCCTCAATCCACGCCGCGACAGCGCGGATCATGTAGGCCGACGACAGACGCCAGTTCTCCTGGGGACACTGCCAAAAGCTGTCGTGCATTTTCCTCCACAGTGGTGAGCGGTCAAGGCTCATGGTTTAATCCGAATTTCTTTAGTCATTATATTAGTCAACCGCTTTTCTAGCGACTTAATTTTCCGTTTTCGCAACTCTTCAGCCGCAATTTTGGCGTCTTCAAGTGTTAACCGATACTCGTTTTTGCTTAAGCAATAGCCAAGCCTGTTGCCACAATCTTCCAAAAAGCATCCACTAGGGTTGATTTCTCCCTTTAGCTGGAAAATTCCATTAGTAAGCGCGTACTTAACGCACCAAACAGTAATGGGTCTGTGGTGGTCTGTGGTGTTAGTCATGCTCTCTATCTCCAGACGTTTGTAGTCACTCACAGCACCACTTCCCCTTCTTTACGATCATAATAAACAAAGGCAACATGCTCACATAAAGCAATTAGTTTTTTAGCATCTTCCCACTGATCAGGGCCGTATGGACAGTCTTTTGCAGGGTAAAATTTGCACTGCAATTCGTCAAAAGCTTTGTCAAGCAAATTGTAAGCAGCCTTAAAGTCAAAGCCTGTCTGCGCCTAAACTTAGGCCGCAATTGCGGGAGGTGTCATAGGGTTCGCTGGTGATGACTCTTGCATAATACCACATCCTGCCTGGATCTGGCTAGATCAAGCTTTTCTATCCTTTTATGATTGGTGATCGCCCCAGCCATTCTCTACTTTTTTTAGGGACAAGCCATTCCGGCTCTTGCGCTGTCCAATAGATAAAGCCACAATTGCAGCACTTTTTAACTCTAACTCTAACCCCATCTTCTTGTAAGTTTGTATTAAGTACATCAGCAAAAGAATGCCTGCACTTAGGGCAGGCGCACGACGACTTTCCTTTCAAGCAGATTAAATCCCTAGCTATTAGGTTTTCCCGAGCAGCTTGGCTGCTTGAGCACCTGTGATTGCACGGCCAGTTTGAGCGCTAAGGAGCAGGGATAGTGTGTACGGATGTGCGTTTGGGTGCTGTAGGGCCAGGGCTTTAAGAAGGGCTTTTGTGGTGGGCTGGAGGGTGGTCAAATTAACCAAGCCGCCAAATATAATATAAGAGCCTTTTAAAGAGCTGCCAGAGCGTTGGAGGCCTTGGCACCCAGCCGTTGTAACCGATGTCGCATTGGCTGTCTTTATGTCTGGCAAACAAGCGCACTGTTGCGCATTTTAATCCGGCCAGTGCACAGAATTGATTCATTGGATTAGCAGCACTTTTTACTCGATGCCCACAGTTAAGGCAGTTTTTAGGTTCATTCATAATGCAACTGGTGATTCTTGAATAATTTTTAGAAAGGAGTCTCGCTGGCGAAGGATTTCGGTATCACGAGCAGCATCAGCAGCATAAACACCATAAACAGCAGCATCAGCAGCATAAGCAGCAGCAGCAGCAGCAGCAGCAGCAGCAGGATAAGCAGCATAAGCAGCAGCAGCATCAGCAGCAGCAGCATCACCATACCAAACACCACCAGAAGCTAGAATGTCCATCCCTGCAATGACAGGATTAATTGCTGACTGAATACTTTCATCTTGAGGCGGTAGATTGCGTAAAGTGTCAGCAAGAAATTTCCAATGCACTAGGGATAAATCCTTACCATCAATAGCAATAGCATCAGGAAAAGCAGCAAAGAATTTTTTTGCCTCTTCTTTCGATAAACTTTCAAAAATTCTCTCTGCAATACGTAGGATAGGCTCAGTTAAGCCAAACCTTGGATCATAACACAATGGTGCTGGTCTGGACAGGGGCCTTACTTGCCGCCATAAGCCTTCTGAATCAGCTCGTGCAGAGCTGCGCTGTTGCCCCAATGAACTGACGCATCTTGCCGGTAACCTCTTACTAATTCCCTAAGTCTCCAGTATTGAGGCGTAAGGTCTTTGATTTGAGCCGCATAAAAAGCTGCTTTTTTAAAGTCTTTTTGTTGTATTGCTCCAACGTGCTCTCTCCAGATTATTGACAGATCAATGTGAGCAACTTTAGCCATTTGCCTTATATCAATAGCATCACTAAGCATTTCTTTTCCTATTGCCCTAAACTCAGTTCTATACTCAATGCTTTCGTTTAACTGGTCTATGCCATCATCAGTCTTTGATAGTTCTTCAACAATTTCTGCCCTTAGCACGGGTTTATTTTCTTTCTCCAGTGGCGCAAAAGCAGGCGGGAAAGGTGGCGGGGGAAAGCCTGCGTAGTCTTCTTTTTTTACTTTTAAGCTAGGATTTGGGTCACTTTTCTTTAGTGCGTCTAGGTCTATGTCTTCTATCTCTTCAGGCTCAGTAGTTAAAGCTTGATATGCATCCCAAGCTTCTGCGCGTTCATTCCAATTGTAACGACGTGCAACTTGCCCTATAGCTTGCTTTGTAACTCCTATTCTTCTTGCAAGCTCAGCAACTGTCCTTCTTGAACCAAGCTTTAAAAAAGCACGAAATCTTTCATGTGCTTCATGGCTTTCTGGCGGACCTTCAAATCCTTGATTTTTGTCCCAGGGGTTGGTCATTGATGCCTACCTATCGCAGACTTGCAGGAGGTGGCAGTAGCGCTTCAGTCCGCATCGGGTCCGTGTTGTCGGCCCACTGACCATCCGCCAGCACCGGATCGCGATCACCCAATTCTTCCCCTCCTTCTGCACCGCTGGCTCATGCAGCCGACTTGAATCAATCGCCTTCAGCACCGTCACATGGCTTGTCTTACGGATCTCTAGCGCCTTGCGGTGGTTAGCGTAGGCCTGGAGGTTCATGGGTCGTACTGAATCCCGAACCACTGCCGGCCAATCTCCAGCGCCACCCGCTGCGTCATGTATGGAGGAACAGACATGCCGCAGACGTAGCCAGCGGCTTGCTTGCCAAAGCTGTAATCATCTGGAAACGATTGCACTCTGCAAACTTCTTGCTCTGCAAACCTGCGAGGTTCCTTCCAGTGTATTGGCAATGCAGACGCCGTCATTGTTTTAAGAGGCATGTTCGGATTTGCTACATACTCGTTAAATCTATGACCTTTGGGATGAGCTTTAGACAAAGACTCTCCTGGCTTAACTGCTTGCCATAGCTTCTTCGCTTCTTTGGTCAGCCATGTAACCTTGCTACCAAGATAAGCATTTTCAATCGCGCTTCCAATTTTAATTTCATTTTCTTTCATTTCTATTTGAAGTTTATTCCAGCTTAAATCTTGCCGCCGCGCAATGAAGAACGTTCGCTCTCTGGTTTGCGGAACTCCCATCCGCGCAGCGTTGAACAGAAACAACTGAGCATCGTAACCTGCCTCCTGGAATGCTGCAAAGATTTCCTTCACGTATCCTTTTGCATTGCCAAGTATTAGTCCCTTTACGTTTTCAGCCACGATCACTTTCGGCTGGAGACGCTGGCCCACTTCAATAAAGTGCATAAACAAATCGTCAAGGCGCTGCTTCTGCTGGCCTTCGCGGAAATGGTGCTCGCTGCCCCATTTCTTTTTTCTGCTGCCAGCCATGCTAAACACTGAGCACGGTGGCGACCCATCCAGCAGATCCAAATTCTTCAGTTCATCAGGCAAGCTGAGCAGCGGCAGCTCGTTAAACTGCTGCACACCCATCAAGTAGCTGTGCTTTGGCTTGTGGTTGGCCCGATACATCGTCATCATCTTCGGATCGATCTCAACGCCGCCCAACATGTTGAAGCCTGCCAGCTTGTAGCCCATTGTTGAGCCGCCGCCGCAATGGAAGCAAGAGAATGCCGTGAGGCCATTCTTTGGAACAGTGGCCAAATCAGTCAGATTCCAGGGCCCGTGGAAACGGCGCAGCGTCATCCGTTGAACTCAAAGTTGCAGCGTGGGCACTTGTGATCAAACCCACTAAAGTCTTCTTCGCCGTACTCCTCGGCTCCCTTGTGATCCTTCGGCACTGACTCCTCCCGGTCAATACCCTCCGGATCCAGCATTCCCGCCAGCTCGTCTTCAGACCATCCCAGCAGGCTCAGGTCAAAGTCTGCCAGGTTAAGCGCCGCCAGCTCCATTTTCAACAGCTCCTCATCCCACCCGGCATTCAGAGTCAGCTTGTTGTCCGCCAGTACATACGCCCGCCGCTGCGCCGGCGTCAGGTGATCCAGCACGATGACCGGGACTTGATCCATGGCCAAGTCCTTTGCTGCCGCCAGGCGGCCATGGCCGGCCAGGATGCCATCGTCGCTGTCCACCAAGATCGGATTGGTAAACCCAAATTCTTGAATGCTCGCGGCGATTTGGGCCACCTGCTCTGGGCTGTGCGTGCGAGCATTGCGCTCATACGGGATTAGGCGGTCTACTGGCCAAAGTTCAATGGTCTTGGCTTTCACGATGGGGAAAGGTAAGGTAAAGGTTGGTAAAGGCGGGAAAAGGTCAGATTGCCGACCTGATCATGATAAGGGCAAAATGGAAAGGCAAAAGAAAAATTAAAAATAATTTTATCAATCAAAATTGAAGTGCTGGCAAAGGGTTTGAAGGAAGGAAAGGCCATCTTGCCCACCTACCCCAGCCTGAGCGGCTTCATAGCCGGGCCAACAACGCGCTATGACTGATGGAACAGGCCCCCTTTTGTGGGCCCGTGGCTTCGAGGGCTTTCCCCCTCGAAACTGCGATAATCACTGGAGATTCTCCTCTGGTGAACTCCCAGTCCCGCTCTTATGCGACAAAAAGAGGGTCGTTTTTACAATTCACAGGGTCAGCCCATTCAGCGGTCGAAGGTTCAGGAAAACC